CTATCCTGTCTGCACCTGCTTTGCCTGCCAAGCACGATGAGCGATGATAACCTCCTGCCTCTCTTTCTCAAGTAGTGCTTCCGTTTCGGGTGTGTAGCCAAGGAACTCAATGCAGCCGCCATTGTATCCTGTGAGTTTACAACGGATGCCCGCTTTCTCCAATTTATCCATTCGTTTTTGGGCTGTCTTGGCACTGGAGTATGAGAGTGGCCAGAAGTATTTGTCGCCGCTATGCCCGTATGAATCTTCACCGAGCACCATTTTGCCTAGTAGTCGCTGGCTGTTATGAAAACTGAAGTATGCACCGCCTAATGCTTGGCGTATTGCCTTGTGTGCAGCACCTTCAGGGTGCTTGAATACATCGGACTTCTTGCCTTTACAGTCCAATTTTGGCAGTTCTACCTTGTATGGCTTCTTATAGGTGCCGACTCCCAATGTAAGGTAGAAGTTGGTACAGAAGTAGTCGGTCATCGGATCGCTGTCATCGAAGTTATACGACATCACAAAGTCGCAGACATTCTTCATAACCTCCTTGGCTCTGTCGGTGAGCGTTTGGTCTCCATCAATGTTATAATGGTTCACATCGTGGTGGAACACAACGCCCTTATCCTTCTTGAATGCCTCGAAGTCGGCTTTGACAAGGTAGATATGGATAGAATTATAGTGGTGCCTTGATACCGAGAACTTATACTTGGGATAGGTCTCCTTTATCCAGTTACGCACCAACTCCACAATCTCAGGAGCGTGTTGGCCTTGATAGTTGCGACCTTTCCAACGATATTCGTTATATACGAAGTCGGCATACTCCTTTGCCGATGCTCCTGCATAGTCATTCTCATAGCCTGAAGCATTCGCCGATACAGTAGTATCGTTCTTCCAAATCTCGTGTAGCCGTTCAAATTCCACATTGATCTGCTGCATCACTTCTGTGCTACCACCTTTGTCGGGGTGGTTCTCCAATGCCAATCTGCGGTACTCCTTCTTGAGTTCCGCCAATGAATGTATATTCTTAAAGTAAGCCATAGTAGTAGATGTTAGTAGGTTAATACCATTGTGAAATACTCCATACACTCGGACTCAATGCCGAGACCGCTGCAAGAGAGTTCAATATCGCTCTCTTGCAGGTCGTTTACCTCTTGCAGTTCTCTGAGGTGGCGTATCTCATCATTCAGATACTCCTTTGCAGTTGCTTCATCGCAGTTACACGAGCCGCATATTCTTTCGATGATTTCTTTATCAGTCATTGTCGTAAGTATTAAGATTGTGATTTGAAATAGAGTTCTCGTTGGGTATCATAGTCCTGACCGTTCCACCAATCATTGCAGGCATCCACAAAGGATTGTGAACAATCTTCCGATGAGTAGTTAGTCTCGTGCAAGCCGGTTATACTTTCCAATGTGATAAAGTCAAGGTCTTTCCACCAATCTTGCATCTTCTGTTTGTAATCGCTCAAGGTGCAGAAATTCTGACTCTGTTCACAGTCAGCGCACCATTTGCAGTCCGTATCGTCATCATCTACATCACTTAGATACTCATTGGTATTGGCATTTACCCAAACCTGAATCTCAATTTTTCTTGAACCGCAAGCATCACAGACATATACATCATCATCGTGAGGTTCTTCTCTTGTAGCCTTGCCGTCATAGAGTGCCACAGCACGATTGACAAGCAGTTCACGGTTGTTGTCCGAGAGTTCGGCATAGAATCGTTCTGCCGCTCCTAGTATTGATTTGCTTGCAAGGGAGTTCCATTTCTCCCAGAAGTGCTTATAAGCACCTCCGAAGGTAATCTTGCACTCTTCCTCGTCCCAAGCATTCCACATATAGTAGTGGAAGCTCGACACTGCATTTACAGGGTCTAATCTCATAGTCGTAATCTTTAAGCGTTATTATCTCTGTTCTCTTCCAACTGCTGCCATACAGCATCATATATCTCATATAGCCAGTCGATATTCTTTGCTCCAAGTTCAAAGGGTGTGGAGCAAGTCACTTCATCATTGCAAATCTTGTCGTGGGCAATCACAGTCATACTGTTATCCGTTACTTTGACACCCATTACTTTGCACTCGTATGGGTCTCCGTCCCAATTGAACCATATCACCCATACAGGATCATCCTGCTCTTCGGGGAAGGTTATTTCTGTCAATCCGTGCGAGTAGAGCAACTGCCTTATGGCATCTATAATATCCTTGTGGAGTGTCTCTATCCTGTCGGAGAAATCCATCTTCAGACGTTTCGGCTTTTGCTTCTTCTCCAACTCTGTGTAGGATAGAATCTGCATATCGGGGTGAACATCAAACTCCCAATCCACATCGTCATCATCGAGTGTGGTGTGGATGTTTCCACCCAATACCAGCCCGCAATCTCTTGTTACCATTGTGCGTGCCTCATTGCGGTCATCTGCCGCTACGGTGTAAGTACCCTCGAAGAGGTATCTTACCTTTACTTCAATCTTCTTCATACATTGATATTTTTATGGTTAATACTGATTTAGTTTGCTGAAACGATGCTTACCTGCTTACCAAAGAAGGTATCGCATACGCCATATACATGCTTGATGGAGTAATCATATTTGGAGCGTTCATTGTCAAGTCGCAGACGGAAGCCGTAGCCGTCCTTGCGTGCCTTATCTAGTCGGATTCTTACATCGCTTTTGAGTTCCATCTCTATCAGACTGCCACCGCCATACATTGAGCTGAACAGGCCGCAGGTATTACCTTTGGGAATGATGACCTCTTTGATTTTGAAGTCGGCATCGTAGAGGTCTCTGAGGTTTACAAGCCCTATGTAGGTAAGCAGATTGGCTCCACAGCAGGAGTTCTCCAACTCTTGACAAAAATCCTCGTAGGATACTTGTTCCTTACCGTCACGATACTTCTTGTTCGGGAACCTGCCATATACGGTGTAGCCTTTCTCCGTCAATGCTTTCTTCACCTTTGCAGGGTTGAGGCGAAGAGTATCTATCATATCCCCGAAGTAACTCTCCTTGTAGCGGAAGCCACCTTGTGACTCCAACCAACAAGAGTTGATGCAGTCGTAGTTGGATAGCACTTCCACCCGTATAGGTATGTCGTTGGTATTCTTGATAAGGTCGTTTACCGTTGTGGAGTCGTCACGCTCGCGTATCTCGTCCCTTATCTCATCATCGTGTTCCTCGAAGAAGGCTTCAACCTCGTCCTTCTCAAAGTCGTGGAAGTCGATGCAGTGGCTCTTCAGTCCCTTGATAATCTCTTGTGTTGCCTGCTCCTCGGCATCCTCATACCAATCCTCGACCTTTGACCACAGATCCTCGCAACCTTGTTTTTCAAGGCATTTCTGTAATAAGTCTCGGTTCTCATCAAAACTTTCCCGATAGTCCACCCATACGAGGGTGTAGTTCTCGTCCATTATGCTTTCTATGAACTCCATTGTGAGTGTTTTCTTTGCTTCGTTCATTTGTTGTTACCTGTGTACGGCAGGATTCTGTTTCCCGTACATATGTCTATAAATGCGAAGAGCGACCTTGTGGCCGCCCTTCGGTTACTCATTACCGTTGAGTATCTCTTCGTATCTCTCTTTCTCCATCTCCGTCTCTGCATTGAAACTGAAATGTGCCGAATATCGGTATCCAGTTCGTGGATTGCCACCGAACTTTTGGATAGCCATATCTATCTCCCAATCCACCTCGCCTATGCCGAGCGATATGCGGTCATAGTGCAGCAGGTGGTGAGCCAGTCGCAGTGCCGAGTCGGTCTTTCTATCGTGCCTCAGATAATCGAAGGCTCGTATCGCTATCTCTCTGTTGGATACCTTGATTGTCGTTTCCATATTCTTTGATGGTTAGTTGAATACTCTCTCATCATTCTCTTTATCCTTTGCTGCAAGCATACAGAACGGCATATCCAGTATGCGGTGTGAGAAGCACATATCGGAGTTGTAGTCCGTGCGTTGCCACAGCGTGAACCTCTCATCGGCAAACGACCACCGGAAATATCCCGACAGTGAGCCGAACTGAGGGTTTACATTCCTTGCTATGAGATACCTGTTCACATCCATAATATGCTTTGCAATGAGTATGATGTTTAGTATCTCCACAAATGCCAACTGCGAGTATGGGTCAATCGGCATTACCGGTCCTTTGAAACTGATTTCCATATATCCATTATTTTAGTTGTAGTTATCATCGAATATCTCATACTGAAGAGGAAGCATATCGCAGAAGTTGCCCGATATGCCCGTATACACCAAAGCATCATCAGCGATGTCGGCAAGTTCCTCTTCGGTCTCTTGTATGGTGTTACCGTATATATCCTGATAGTGCGATACCATCATATGCGGATCATCGGTTGTTATGTCATATCCGAAGTGTTCGCTCCAAGTGACGAAATACTCCCTTTCGTTCTCATCGAGCCTTTCCATGGCATCGCGTATCTCGAAGAAGTTGGGACATATCCATTCACGCCTTATCAGCCTGTCGGGTATATTCTCCCACTTGGTATATCTATATTCCGGTTCCTCTTCTTCGGGAAAGAGGTCGGAGCAGGCACAGAGAAATTCTCCCATGTCGCTGTAGTCGGACATCTGCACCCAGTAGTCCTTGTACTCTTTCCCGTCCAGAATGTGCTGTGTGGTTACGGCAACCTCGGCATTGCTTAAATCCATATTATCCATAGACTTTCTGTTTAACTTGTTACTCGCTGGCTTCCCCAGCTGATATGTATCTTACCCTCGCTGTCCGTAGAGCGTATCAGCAGACTGTCTATTACGGACATTGTGATATCGAACTCCTCGAAGATTTCCGACTGCTCTTTCACTTCTCCCGTCTTGATGAACTCGTTGAGACGCTCTTTGGTGAGTACCAATGCCATCAGGTTCTGCTCAACGGAGTCCTCGTAGGTGACATAATGCACATCCTTCATCTCCTTGGAGTCAAGGCGTATGAAGCGGAAGTAGAACTGCTCCATCTTGGGTATGTTCCATTGCAGTGACTCCAGTATCACATCGTTGCAGGTGGGTATGTTTACCGAACTGCTCAGGCTCTGCTGCGTGCATATCAGCATGCCGTTGATGGTAGAGTCGAACTCCGTCACGATGCTTTGACGCTTCTTGAATGCCACATCTCCCTTCACGACATATATCGGTCTGTCGGGAAAGCGTTCACGGATATAACTCTCATAGAGGTCAAAGGCGGCAAGTGTGGTACAGCCGATGGCTACCTTGCCCGGTATCTTCCGTATCAATGTTTCTATGTATCGTGTCTTGCTCGGATAGTCATCGCCGTAGTATCCCGATATGAGGTGTGGAACCGAGCAAGCCTTGATAAGCAGCTTGATCTGCCGCATAAGCCTCAGTCCTGCATCCTTCTTTGTATCACCCGTGCTATTGTAGTATAGTTCGCATATACGGCAGAACTCCTCAATGATGACACGATATACCTCGTGTTCACCCTTTGAAGGGCTTACGGTATGAGTCCGTATCTTGTATTTCTCGCCTGCAAAGTCGCGGAACTTACGGGTGATGATGGTCTTGCCTATGAGGTCGAAGAGTTCTTCCTTGTTATAGACATCCTGATTCTGCTTCTCTATGCCGAATACCGTTGCCTTGCCCGGACAGTGGCAGGCACGGAACAGCACATGACCTCTGAACGCTGGGAACGGCTCTCCGCAATGGAGGTTTCTTTCACACTCTATCTCCTTATCTCGGTTCTCGTGGTAGATACTGCTGCACCAACAAGTCATATTGACCGAGTTGTTATAGAGCAACTCAAACTGGCTGTATAGCTCTGCGATATTGTTACGGGTGGTTGTTCCCGTATCGAGAATCTTGTACTTGAGTCTGCGGAAGACTGTCAGGATATGCCTTGTACGCTGTGATGACGGATTGGTAATCTCATCCGACTCATCGAACACGAGGCATAATTTCCTTGAGGACAGTTTCACAAACCGCATAAGGTCGCGTTTGAGCTTGCCTACCATAGAGGTGGATAGCAGCAGGAAGATACCTCTCGGCACATCTTCAAGATCCTTGTATGTGCGTATCACTCTGTATCGCTCCTTGTTGATGGCGAGGAACGGAGTCCAGGTCATATTGGTGGCAATGGCAGGGGCAAGTATCACAACATTGCGTACCTTGCCATATTTGAGCAGGTATTTGGCTCTGTGATATACAGCGGCAGTCTTGCCGGAGCCTTGTTGCCAGTTGAGCAGAGCGTATCGCTTCTGAAGCACAAGGTTCAGGTCGTGCTTCTGCAATCGGGTAAACTCGCATACCTCGCCATCCTTGTTTACGAAGGTGGCATTATCGAGATATTCGGCAAGAGTATCGTCCGTTTCCATATCCGAAAATGGCTGGTTCTGTATATCGTAGAGCCTACGCTTACGGCGGATAATACGCCCCGCAATGCGTATCTGTCGCATATTCTCTTCGGTTGCTATCTCAGGCATAGGCAGCGCTGTGCTATCCAATATGAGGTCATTGATGCTTGCCGCCTTGTGTTCCACCTTATCAAGCAGTCGTGGTGCATACTGCTTGAGCTTGAAGCCGTAGGAGGTCTTTACTAATGCCACCTCCTTGCGTGGTACGACATTCTGTGAGGTGATATACTTGCGTATGGTGGCAAGTACCTTGGCAGTAGTGAGCTTCTTGCGTTCCCACTCCTTCATCTGCTCGTTGGTGGCATTCTCAGGAGGCTTCTGGTTACGAAACTTGGTAACAAGAGCTACAGCCTTGTCGATATGCTTGTTGAGCCTTGCGTGAGCCTTCAACTCGTACATATACTTGGCGAGCTTGTACTCGAACTGTTCCAACTCCTCCTTGTCTATGCGGTTGGTCTCACGCATAAGGTCAAGACGCAGGCGGTGCTTCATCTCACGGGCTTTCTTCACACGCTCCTTGAGTTCTGCCATAGAGACAAACTCCTCGGCATTGTAGGGATTCATCTCTATATGCTGTGAACGACGCAGGAAGACCATTATCTTGGTGTTGAAGTTATCTACACCTACCGAAGTGAAGGCGTGAGGTGCTAACCTTGTCTGTCCGATGAAGGAGAAGTCCTCGTTTACTCTTCCTACACGGCTCTTCTCCCAGAACTCGTTCTGCATAAAAGAGGCAGGGACGATGATCATCAGGAAACCTGCAGGATTGAGCAGATGATAGGCTTTGTCAATGTAATACTCCTGTGATAGTCGGAAGTCAAACTTCAGATTGAACGGAGGATTACCGATGATGGCATCAAAGCGTTGCTCGGAGTGGTACTGCTGTATGTCGCACTTCTCGATATGTGCATCGGGATAGAGATACCTTGCCACTGCCACAGCCTTGCTGTCTATGTCAAAGCCATAGGCGTTGTGTTGGTTGGGCAGATGGTTGAAGAAGTTGCCCATACCGCAACACATATCGAGAATCATCTCCGATGATGTGGGAGAGAGTACATCTACCATATCCCGACATACCTCGTGCGGTGTGAAGAACTGTCCCATCTCAAACTCCTTCTTTGCCTCGGCATACTCGTGGTAGCTGGCGAAGTCCGACTGCTTGAGGTTGTGCAGTCCTCCGATACCCGTATAGCAGTTGTATATACTCTCCGCAGGAATCATATCCTTACCGGAGTTGATGGCAAAGAGAATCTTCTCGTTGATCTCTGCACGCTTGCCTTGCGGTATCTGTTGTGGTATGATGGCATACATGGCTGTAATGATTGAAGTGGATAAAAACGAAAGACACCCCGCAGGCAGTACCTACGGAGTGTCATACATATCGTGTGGTCATCAGTTCTCGTCTCTTAGTTTGATTTCATTTAGTCGCAGTCGCTTGAAACAACTCTCTGCTGTTGCACTGTCCTTGAACTTGACATCGATACGACCATTGGCATAGAACTTCATGTTCAAGGCGTTGGTTGTTGTCAGGTCGTACCAACGGGATATATCTACATTACGGGTGTCAAGCCCCATAATCATCTCGATACTGCCACAGAGTACATCATCTGCACCGAAAGCAATGCCTTCGCAGAACTGGCTCACCTTACGGTCAGAGTCATATTCGAAGTCATATTCCTTGTAATACTGATAATGGATAGAATCCCAAGTAACAATGTCGGGGAAGATGATTTTATCCTTCTTCAGTTCAGGCTTCACCTTGCTCCAGCAAGAAGGTCTGACAGTTTGCAAGAAGCGTTTGATAAGTTCTTCCTCGGCAGTATCTCGGAAACTCTTGCCTCCGAGATGTTCGATAACCACATCTACATAGGTGTTATATACAGGTCGGAAGTCTATCGGGAGAGTCTTCTCATCAATCTTTGGAGCTTCAACAGAGACACTGTAGGTGTTATTGAAATAGCCGATGATGCGGTTGATAAAGTTTCTGATAGCGTTATGACGGCTATCCACCAACTCATTGATGTTCTTGAAAGGAGTAAACTCGTGATGGGTATAATCCTTCTCGTCATTATTGTAGCGATAGTGGAGGTCATAGCTGCTTGTGGTAATCTTACCGTTCGGCTCGTGCTTGAGTTTGATTTTACCCTCATATTTTTCGGCTTCTCTCTTGAAGATGTTGTACCACCAGGCAATCTGGTCGAGCGTCTTGTAAAGCTCGTCCTGCTGATTCTGGCAATAGATACGGTCTTGCTCCGTAATCTTCTCTTCGTTTCTCACTTGTACCTTCAAGATACCTGATAGCAGGTCGGTGTGACCTGTTGCTTGACTGTTGTTTAATACTGCTTGTGACATAACATTATATATTTTTTGTTAGTCCGGCTATTCGGGGCCGGAGTTCCCAAACTACAGGCTCTAAAAGGTCGTGTTCTCGTCAGGCAAGGTTGTGTGGAAAAATACAGAAAGCCCCACGGGGCGAGGATGATTTTTCCACGACACCCGCAGGGCTTGACCTTGCTTGGACGAAAAGAACACGAGTTACCTTTGCCTGTGGTTTGGTGAACTCGGCTACGAATCTGTTATGTCATTATCTTTATCACATAGATAGTTTTTAAGGTACGGATTCTTATAATTGGAGAAAAAATCGTATCTTTGCACTTAGAAAAGAGTTATTTGAAAAGCATGAGGAATATAGTGTAATAAAACAAGTTAGCAATTTCTTATCCATTGCCCATTCTCATGCAAGTTCTTCTTAATGGTTTGATACTCAAAGAATCTTAATCAAACTACATCAAATATACGGAAATTCCCCTTTCATTTGTCAGGAAAAAGCGACGATAGCACGGTTCGTCCGAAAAATCCACCCGGTACCGGACCTGCAGTCTGCCCGCTCCTGACAAAACGCAGCGAGGAGCCACCCGTTTCCGGGAACTCCTCGTCGATACTCTTTCCGAAAATACTACCGGCCAACCGTCTGGGCGAGAATCACACCGTATTGTGCGGGATCGAGCCCCAGCAACTCCAACAGCGCCTCTTCCTTGAAGCTGCCCCGTGTAATGGCCTTCAGACCGTTTCCGGCGGCATAAAGGTTCACGTTCTCCGTATATCCGCCCGCATCGGCCGCGCACCAGAAACGGATGCGGTCCACCGGCTGATTCCGGTCCGCATAAACGCTGTAATCGGCCACATACACCAAATTGAGCGGCGCAGTGTAAGCGAAATCCTGCATCGCGGTAAGCTCCCGACGATCTCCTTCGATGACCCGATTCAATACATTCGCTTTCGAATCGTAACGATACACACCTTCAGGCAGGAAAGCATAGACCCGAATGGGATAGAGCGCCATAGCCGAAGGCGCGGTAAGATGCCCATCCTCCCGGTTTACCCCGGCAGCAGCCCACAGTACACCCGAAAGTTCCTCCAGAGAGAGCATCTCCGGAGAAAAGTCGCGCGACGAGCTGCGCGCCGCAAGCGCTTCGTTGATAGTCAGTCCCATCTTGGGATCCGGCGTCTTCAATTCGATCCGCTCGCCCATTTCGACGGGCGTACGGACACTCTGCTTCACTCCGGTACCGCAGGCTGTCAATGCAACCAGCGCACACATCATCAAACTGCTTGTTTTCATAATCTTTACAGTTTTTACAAAAATAACCAAAATCCTGAATTTCCGGTATCCTGGCCGAAAAAATTTTCCGATATTCCGGCCTGCCGTTCCTGAAATGAAAGTCTGAGATGGAAAATATTCGGTCGTTTTTTTGGTTTTCAGGAAATAATATCTATCTTTGCACCACGATTCGAAACCCACACGAGTTTCAGTCGATGATGGTGCCATAGCTCAGTTGGTAGAGCAAAGGACTGAAAATCCTTGTGTCCCTGGTTCGATTCCCGGTGGCACCACACAGAAAACCAGTCACTTACAGCCCTGTAGGTGACTGGTTTGTTTTTAGTCGGGCACACAATTTAGACACAAACCCAATCTAATTTCCCATTGCGGGATACCTCTCCTTCTTGCACTATTTTTCGCACTTTTTGGAATGAATCATTTCAATAAAGCTATTTTCCGACAGTGAGAATTGCTCTCCTCTTTTTTTAACGAATTTTTCCTTAAAATAATTTGCATAATGTGCCGAACATACTGACTTTTGTCGCAGAGGCTGTGAAGTCGCAGCCCACCAGTTGCAGAACGATATAACCTTCATGTAATTGTTAGTGGGTCTGTTGGCGTCGGCTGACAGACCTTTTTTGTGCGAATATGATGATTTATTCGAAACCATATAGAACGAAAAAACATGAAAGAGAAAATTCTCGTAGCGCTGAAAACCAAGTATTCTAATTTGGGGTTCGGAGCGAAGGCTCTCGACGGAGTAGCCTCCATTTTGGAAAAATCCGTCACCGATGAATCGCAAATTGAAACCGCAGTCAGCGGGGTCGAACCTTTCCTTAAAGTTTTCCAGTCTGACGCTGATCGTGCACGCACCGAGTACAACGCACTGAAAGGACTGTATGACGAACTCAAGGCAAAGAGTGAGGCATCTCCTGCAAATGGGGGCGGGCAGGGCAAAAAAAACGAACCCGACGATGAGGAACCTGCGTGGTTCAAAGCCTACAAGAAGCAACAGGAGGAGCGTTACAACGCCATCAAAGCGGAGAGCGATACTCTGAAAGCTGAAAAGGCCAAGAACGACCGGGCCAATCTCATCTCCGCAAAGGCAAAAGAACTCGGTATTCCGGAGTGGCGCATGAAAGAGGGATTCGTCATCGCCGACGATGCAGATGAAAAAACGATCGGCGACTACCTCGCAAACGTGCAGAAAAATCTGGTTACCGCAGGGCTGGAAGGGAAAGGTTCGGGATTCCCGATGTCCACGCCCGAAGCGCAGGGCAAAGAACTCGCAAAGGCGTGGGCTGAAACACTTCCGGACAAAGAGTAACCAAAACGTAAAATCATGGCAATCGTATTTGAAAAAACAAAAGTAAAGGGCGGTTTCCCCATATTCTGGCGCGGTGAGTTCGCCGTATTGCCGGGGGACTTCAAACTGAAGGGAACCTATCCCGAAGGGACAAAGATTCCCAAAGGTACGCCGATCAAGCTCGACTTCGACAACATGGAATGTTCCATATGCAAGAGTGCACGTGTTCTGTCGGGCGGCACAACCACTGCTCCACATGTCAAGAAGGGTTCCATGCTCCAAGTAGGAGATGCGGTTAAGGTCGGCGAGTCAAATTCGACCGTAAAAAGCATTGATACCAAAAATGCAGATTACGATGTGATCACGTTCGCAGCGGCCGTAACGGGTGCGACTGAAGGCGTAGATGTCCTCTCGGACGACAATCTGCCTGATGCAGTTGTCGAAACCGACATGGTCTATTCCGCCAATAACGGATTCCAGACCGTATCGGCCGGATATGCAGGTATCATCCTCAAGGATGTAGCCTATCCCGTCCCTGCTGCATGGCTTCAGGGTTACAGCCTGAAGAACAACCCCGAAATCAAGTATGTACGACAGTAAAAGAGGAGGTAAACAATGAACGAAGTATTTTATTCATCCATTTTCGGCGAACTGACTAAACAGGTGCAGATTCGCATCGATGCCGCCTCTGAACTGCGTAAGCGGCTATTCGACCAAAATATTTACGAGCGATTCCTCGACTGGGACACCCCCACCGTCGGACTGAACTTCGAGGAGTTGATCGGCTCGTACAATTTGAGCGTCGCCGCTGCAACGCTCGACTCCAAAGGTAAGGAGCCTATCATGGGAACCGAGGGACTGGAAACGATCAAGCAGAAGGTATTAACCCACCAGATGTCTTATTCGATGCCTATCGAAGAGTATCGTAAGGTGTTGCAGATTCTCGATTCGCGGATGCTGTCCGATTCGGCCAAGACACAGCAGCTCATCAATCTGATGTGGAACAATGTTACGAAGGTCGTGAACTCCGTGCAATCGAAACTGGACATCATCTTCCTCGGAGCATTGTCGAACAAAGGCGTATTCACGTTTGACGCGTCCAATAACCCAGAGGGTGGTGTGCGCGGTACGATCGACTACAAAATGCCGAGCGAGAACATTGCCACCGCGAAAACGTTATGGACGGATGGCAATAAAGATACGGTCGATACGCTGGAGGATATTCAAGCCATCCTCGATGCTGCACAGGACAAAGTTACGTTCGACCGCATTCTGCTCTCGCAGAAACGCCTGTCGTATATCCTCCGCAACAAGAAGATGAAGTTGGCGGTATTCGGTAGTGACAAGTCGTCCACACCGCTGTTGCTGGCGAACCTGAACGAGTTTATGCGTTCGAACGGATTCCCGACATTCGAAGTCATCCGCCGCATGACCCGTATTCAGGATAACGGTAAACTTACGGAGTATTCGCCGTGGAACGACAAGAACCTCGTGTTCGTACCTGCGGGCAAACTGGGCGTCATCAAGAACGCCTATGCCGACAACGAGCTGCGGCAAGAGCCGGGTGTCACCTACTCTAACTACGGACGCATCCGCATTTCACAGTGGGGCAAGGGCGAAACCGACAACTCTAACGGCGTAGAGTTCACGAAAGCACAGTCGCTGTCACTTCCGGTTATCACCGAAATCAACGGCATCTATTCGCTGACCGTAGAATCGTAGTTGTATGAAGAATTTCGAGGCAATATCGGCAAGTCTGTATCCTTACGATGTGGATCCTTTCCTCAAAGAAAAGGCCTGCATTGACGAGGGAATAGACACTCAAGCAGACTATACGGTAACCGATAAAATTAGCGTGGCAAAAGCCACAATCGCCATTCTGCGAAATCTCATTGTTCTTGCGAGTGAGAGCAACGGGGGCTATTCATTGTCGTACACGGACAAACTGGAAAAGCGCATTTTCCATATCGCAAAGGAAAACGGGCTGGACGATATTGCCGAAGAGTTCGATACTCGATCGAAAATTACCGACATTTCCGACCAATGGTAAGATTCCCCTATACGCTCGAAATGTGGTACGAGGAGGACGCCTCGCAAAATCCTGATGGTTCGTGGATCGAAGGTGCGCATGAATGGCGTGTCATCGGACGATGCAATGCCCGTCAGAATGGACGAGCACAGCAAATCAAAGGGCAAAACGGGGATGCCTTCCTCTACTCTTTCGAGGTTACGATGCCTGCAGATACACAGCCAATTCCTATCGGGACGAAAGTACGCATATTCGACAGCCGAGGATTCAACATCTTCGACCGTTCGCTCCGCACTGAGGCCAAACCGAAAGACAAGGACACGGCGTCGTATCCGGTACAGGGATTCTACAAAAGCGGACAACGTTACGAAAACACGAGATTATGGCTGTAAAGTGTACCAACTGGCGTGAGGTGGAACTTGAATTTGCGCGAGCAAAAGAAGAGTACGACCGAAAAGCTGTAGAATGGTTGTCGGCGTTGGGGGAAAGAGTGGTGAAGTACGCCCGCGAACACGGTAGTTATACCGATCACACGGGTAACCTACGCAACTCCATCGGGTATGTTGTGGTACAATACGGAAGAATCATTGCTGAATCTTTCAAGTATAACCGCCGTGTCAGACCGGACGGCAATCCTAAAGGGAACAAAGGTGCCGATGAAGCTCATGCCAAAGGGCTTGAACATGCCCGGTCTGTCGCCCGTGAACTTCCCGCTAACAAAACATATCTCGTATGGGTAGCCGGTATGGAATACGCGAAATATGTCGAGGCTAAAGGTTTCGACGTTCTCGAAGGGTCGGGAAACTGGGTGGAATCTACTGCTGAAAAACTCAAAGCGGAGTTCGCTCGATTCTTAAAATCGAAAAAGCGATGAACCTGACCTCTACGGAAATATTCAAACTCGTCTGGGATCGCATCCGGGATTCGCTGTTAGGGAAGACCGTGCCGATGATGTATGCGGACCACTACCCGAATAATCCTTCGGGAGAATTTATCGTCGTAGGCTCATTGTCAAATGTCGTCGGAGATTCGCAGGTGGCAACCGTAAATGTAAACATTTATGTACCGGACACAACACCGACAATCGGTCGTGAAGAGCAACGCTACCCCGATCGCAACCGTCTGAACGAACTAACTCGTCTCGCTTTCGATTCACTAGGATACTACCCTATCAACGAACGCTGGTTCTTTGATGTGAGCGATGAAACTCTTATTAGTGAGGAGGGGATCTCCTACACATTTTCAAACCTCAAAGTAAAACTTAAAAAATATTAAACATGGGACAAATAATCGGACTGAAAGCCGTTCATGCAGGTAATCCTCTCCCGAAAGGAGTAAAAGACGCTGAGGCTGCCGACTTAATGAAGGCTTTCACCAAAATCAGTCAGCCTTATAATGGTGGTGTTTCCACCAATTTCGCGATACCTTCCAGTAATGATTTTTATCGGGAAGGAGAAGCAGACCCATTTTACTCTGCAATCGACGAAACGACAGGCACAAAAGAAGTTACTTGGAATGTCGTAGATTTTGACGACGACACGATGGAATTTTACTTCGGAACTACAGAACCTGCAAAAGGCGAGATTTACGAAGGAGTAAAAGCATTCGTATTCGATTCCAAAAGTGGAGGCTCCATCGCTTTTGCAAGGTTAAAATATGTAGCGACATTGGGTGGTGGAATCAATAAAACCGACCCGCTCCAAATTCAAGTATCTGCGAAAGTTTTAGCTCCGGAACAAGGTGGTTATTCCTGGTGGCCGATTACAACTCCGGAATATACCAAGAGCGTTTTGTAAATTCTCTATCCCGCTGGAAAGCTGACGACTTGCATCACGTCTCGAGGACGGGGCGGGAGCAAAAACAATAGTTTATAATATGAAAAAAGAAGAAGTCGGCCGCCTTACAGAACAACGTGCACTTGACACACTGACTGAAAAAATTGAATCGTTCGAGATTGAAGGCAATGACAAAGAACAAATAACCCTTTACCTATACCCCCTCCAACTCGGACGACTCGCGATGATAAGTCGCCGACTAATAGACCTTGATCTGATTTTCGACGACGAACAGATGGAGGGTGCTGTTAAACGTATGTGGACCATATGCTCCGAAAAATCAAAAGAGGTGGCCGAAATAATCGCTATCGCCACACTTCGGACGCAACAAGAAATCGAAGATATGCTAAAAGAGCGGACAAAACTTATATACTGGTCCCCTACAATGGATACAACAGCTCTTACAAACATTTTGTCCACCATCGTATTTCAATCCTACTACGCGGATTTTATGAACGCTATTCGCTTGGTAAGAACGCTGCGGGTAATGATTTCCCCAACGACAACAGCGGAGCGGATAGCCACTACGGAGGGCGCAGTATCTGGGGACAAATAGATAATCTTATAAACCGCTATCATTGGACTCTTGAATATATTCTTTGGGGGATTTCATGGGCTAACGTACAGCTTATGATTTCCGACGCTCTAAAAACGGATTGTAAAAGTAAATCAACAACTAATATTCCCAACAATGAACAATCAAAAGTTCCCGATATAATTGACATGAACGATCCTAATGCAATGAACACACTTCTTCTGATGGCAGGAGGCAAACGATAACAAACGAAATAATTTATATGCTTGACAACATCCTAAAATCCGCGTCCGCACTCGGCGCCTGCGAACGACTGGACAAAGTGAAAAATTTTCACTCCCTGACCTCTCTGTTTTTTACGCCACAAGGACTTGAATTTTGCCATAAAAACAATTTCCCTCCGCTGGGAATATTTCAAGCTCACAAAAACGAAGTGAGTGATTGCAACATGTATGTGGATTGCGGATGCATAAGGCTCGACAAGCGAAAATACATTTGCTTAGTCGGCAATACGTCGGCTGAAATAGAAGCCTCGGGAGTAGATTTCGTCCACACTGTCATTCTTATGCATGGAGCCTCGGCCACAATCAACGCTTCGAATTATGCCGTAATAAAAGTCGTGAACATCAGCGGATCAAAGGTAGAAATCAATAAAGATAAAACCGTCATCGTATTATGAGTATAAACCTTACCGTAGTCATAGATAACGATGAAGCAATTCGCAAGTTCCGTGAACTTCAGAAAACGGCCAAAACCGTAACGTCCAGTGTCGTGACGGACGCCGACCGTATGGATATTGCAATGCGTCGCCTGGCTACCACCCTCGGACAAATCGGCGTCGGAGTGTCGCTTGCGGGGCTGGTGAAACAAATCGCGCAAACTCGTGGCGAGTTTCAACAGCTCGAAGTGGCCTTCGCAACTCTGCTCCAAAGTAAAGAAAAGGCTGATGCATTGATGTCACAAATGGTCGAACTGGCCGCCAAAACGCCGTTTGACCTGCAAGGCGTGGCCAGCGGCGCCCGCCAGCTTCTCGCATATGGATTCGCAGCAGAGGATATTACCAACACACTGACTCGGCTCGGTAATGTTGCGGCCGGTCTGGGACTGAACCTGCAAGACCTCACGTGGTTGTACGGCACGACGGCCGTACAGGGGCGTTTATACACGCGTGACGTAATGCAGTTCCAAAGCCGAGGCATCGACCTCGCGGGAGAGTTGGCAACGCAACTCGGCAAGACCCGCGCGGAAATCTCACAGATGGTCACGGAAGGCAAAATAGGCTTTCCAGAGGTGCAGAAGGCTATTGAAAGCATGACGAACGAGGGCGGGAAGTTCCACAACCTCATGCAGGAGCAATCCAAAACCATTACGGGCCTCATCTCCAATCTCGGCGATGCTCTCGACATGATGTTCAACGACCTCGGCAAGTCGCAAGAAGGCATCATTGCAGGTGCACTCAAAGGCACGATTTCACTCGTCGAGAACTATAATCAGGTGCTGGACATTGTCGCCCAGCTTGTCGTCGCCTATGGTACATATAAGGCGGCTCTGGTTGTCCTGACGGCAACGGAAAGGGTACACAGGACGGTAACGCTCGCCCACGCTTTCGGTCTCTCCACCCTCCAAACCGTAATGGGAACGCTGACCAAGAAGACGCAGGCACTGAATGCGGCTTTGATGAAGAATCCCTATGTGTTGATCGCTGCGGCCGCCTCCGCGTTTGCCGTCACACTCTACAAGATTATCACGGCGAAATCCGCAGAGGAGATAGCCTACGAAAAGGTAAACGCCGCCATCGACGCCTACAATCAGAAGCTCGATGAACAGAAGAATAAGGCCGAGCAGCTGCATGCGACCATGCAGGACGAGGTCAGCACGGCCTACACCAAGCGCAAAGCCTACGAGGAGCTGATACGTCTCTACCCCGAACTGTTGCAGCGGTACAGCGAGGAGGAAATCAAGCTCCTGTCGCTTATCGATCTTACAAAGGAGCTCAACGACATCAACGACACACGCAAGGAGAACAATCTGCAAGAGCAGTATGATGCCGCCCTCGAAAAGGTCAAAAGGTTAGATCAAGCGATAGCAGATGCTATGAAATTCGGTGATAGGACAGCAATGGCCGGACTTAGTCTTTCTTATAAAAATGCAGAGGCTGAGTTGGACGAGTACCGCAAACAGCTCTATGAACTAAAAGAAACACAAAAAGCCGCCGAGTGGGACGCTGCCCCTGCGGAGGTCAAGATTGCCACATTGCAGGGCAATATCGACGAGCTGAAAGCCCAAAACGCAGAAATCGACCGTTTAATTGAGAATGCACGCAATAAGCAAAAAGAAGCCCCGTATTTGCTTCCTCTGTATGGTGAGAGCGAAGATTATTATCAGTCGCTTAAACAGTCGAATCTATCTCAAATCGCAACCAAACAAAATGAAATATCATCCCTACGGTCAGACAGAAAAGAAACCAATCGCAACAAATCCTATTGGGAAGGACAGAAGAAGGAGGCGGAAGCAGCTCTCGAAGCGATGGACGTTTCATTGAAAGGGACAGCGAAATGGAATGAGCTGATCGCCAAAATCGCCGAATACGATTCGAAAATTAAACAATACAGCGTTTCGGGCAAAACGGTGACGGATGCCGCCAAAGCCCAGAAAAAGCTATCCGATCTTATTCTCGCCAATGATAAAGCCCTTCAGCAATCGCGCATCGATATTTTGAAAGATGGCAAGCAGAAAGAGCTGGCCGAAATAGACTTGCGCACAAAAGAGGAAATGAACAAACTCGAGCAGGATAAATCGAAACTTAAAGCCGCGCAGGGTGGAATCATAACTGCAGATCAAACAAAAGATTTTCAGGAAAGGCAATCGAATATTCAGCAAAAAAATGCCGATGACCGAGCTGCCATAGAACTGAAATACGCCCAAGAGCTTGACAAGATATACAAGCAGATCACCGATGACACGCTCTCGGAAGAAGATCGCCGCATCAAAGGCATAAAAGACAAATACGAGGAGTTCCGCAAGTGGGTAGAAGATGCTCTGAAGGCTGGAAATATCACCAAAGAGCAAGCGACCGATTTGGGTATCAAGATCGACCAAGCGGAAATTGCGGCCAGCCTAAATACCATTGTCGAGAAATACGGTACGATGGAGGATAAGATTGCCAAGATACGCGAGAAACACGCCAAAGACAGGGAAACAGCAACAAAGAACGGCCGCTCCGACCTTATTCCTCAAATCGACAAACATGAAACAGAGGAAATCGGACAAATCAAGGTGGACGAACTGATGAAAACCGATGACTGGATTAATCTGTTCCAAAACCTCGACGCCTTGTCGAGCCGTGAGATATTGCGTATTATTGACAACATAAACAGACTGCTCCAAGATGCCGACCTCGACCCTATCAATCTGAAAACAGTAACCGATCAACTTGACCAAGCAGCAGATATAGCCACTCGGAAGAATCCATTCGCAAGTATTTCGGCAAACTTCAAGGCTTATAAAAAGGCACTTGCAGATGGGGATGATCTTCGAGCTGTAAAGCTACGTGAAGATGCCTGGCAAGCAGTAGCGGAGGCAATTGACATCGTTGCTGCATCGATAAGCGGTGTGTCTTCTATTGCGTCAGCATTGGGAGCAGATGAAGACACGACGGCCTCCATTAACAACATTGCAGGTGCTGTAGGCGGAGCAGCACAAGCTGTGAGTGGATTCGCATCTGGAAATATTGTTCAAGGCATTCAAGGAACTGTGTCGGCTATCACCAGCCTGATAAACCTTTTCAGCGGAGATCGACGAAAAGAACGTAACATTCAGCGCTTACAAGATCAAATTGATGCTCTCGAAAAATCATATGATGAACTCGGGGAGGCCGTTGAAGAGGCATACTCTACAGATGCTTCTGAACTTATCGAACAACAAAATGAATTACTCGAACAGCAAAAAATATTGATACAAAATCAAATAGCAGAAGAGCGTAGTAAAAAAGACACGGATGAAGAACGAATCAAAGAATGGGAAAATCAAATTGATGAGATAAATAAACAAATAGAAGAAAATAAGGAAAAGGCCTTAGATGCAATTTTTGGCGAAGATCTAAAATCTGCAATTGATAATTTCGCAACAGCTTACGCCGATGCATGGGCAAACGGGGAAGATCGGGCAAGAACCGCACGAGATGTGGTTCGGAATATGATGCGTCAAATGGTAATAGAAAGTATTAAATCTGCCATACAATCTTCCGAAGCCATGAAGAAAATTCGCGAGAAATTGCAAGAGTTCTGGTTAGATGGGGTATTTTCAGCCGAGGAACAAGAGGAGGCCTATAAAATGGCTGATGACTTACAAAAATATTTAGATGATAAATATGGATGGGCAGGTTCTCTGCTATCCGACAATCAGGCATCTACCCAGAATGCTACTTCACGCGGTTTTCAGGCAATGTCCCAAGACACAAGCGACGAACTCAACGGTCGCTTTACTGACATGCAAGGTAAAATGAACATCCTTGTCAATGGTATGGAGCTGCTTCGATCGATCAATATGGATACGCGTAATGTGACTTTCGACATCCGAGATATTATGATTCAATTGAATGGTAATGTCGCAGATATTCGAACATACACCCGCATATTGCCTGCAATGGGCGAAACTCTTGTTGCAATAAATCGAAAACTTGATAACCTATAAAACATGCCAACAACAGAAGTAACTATAAATAACAAACCGTTATCTACAATGGGAGTTGCCATGCTTTCAGGAGCATATGCAGCCCTCCTTACACCTCCATCTCTCAAAGAATTTGTCGAAAATGACGATCCAACACAAAACGGAATAGATATTATTGTTCCGGATTCACCGGTTGTAAATGAACGTGACGTAACATTGACATTTTTGATCAAAGGAACATCACAAGAGGCATTTTTATCTAACTATGCTGCTTTTGTTGCAGAATTACACAAAGGAACCGTAACACTATATGTCCCGGATTTAGGCAATACGTATAATCTTTTATATAGCAACAGCACTCAATTTGAAAATTATCGATTGAATGCCTGTAAATTAGCAGTGAAATTCCGAGAACCCAACCCCGCAGATCGGGCGGCACGCGAATAG